GTAAGACCCGTAGCTCCCGTAGCTCCGCGCAATCCAGTAGCACCAGTGGTTCCGTTAATACCAGATAACCCTGTAGCACCAGTGGCTCCCTCGCCCGTTGCGCCAGTAGCTCCTGTTGGCCCTCCTGATGGGCCAGTAGACCCTGTAAGCCCAGTTGCGCCTGTGGCTCCTAATCCCGTAGCCCCAGTAGCTCCGCTTGCTCCAATGGATTCTTGAGCAATACACGCAGATTGAGCGGCGGCTTGGGCGAAATCTCTTGCTGCTCTTGCGTAGCCTGCAACTATAATAGTCTCATTGCAATTACTCATAATTTTATCGTTAACGATAGTTTTATTTCAGTCAAGTATTATTTTAATCGTTATCAGGATTTTGACTGCCATTCAATTCAACTCTGATTATTTCTTCCTCGCATTCGTCTTTTGTTCCTACGAATAACACGCTTTGCGTTGCGATTGATTCATCCGTTTGCTCGTAAAATATAATTACCTTGTTTACATAGACCAGTTTCCAGTTGCCTACCGAATCATCGTATGACCAACCATCTGCGCTTGGTGTAATTATCATGGAACTGTTACAGTAAGTGTTGAGTTTGCAGAGTTATAGGTTGCTGTTGAGCCAACGGGAAGCCCCACCAACGTAACAGTTGCATAAGTTTGAGTTGTTGTCCCTTGGAAAAATCGGAAAGTCGTTATCCCTGATGGAGGAGCAACATTAAATGAAACTACCAACGAAAGTCCAGCGGACTGAAATGTTGCTGTTGCTGTCGAGGCTCCGGTTGTTTTAGTTGCTCGAATGAACCCAGCCGTAATCGTCGTTGAGCCTGTGTAGGTCAGTGTTCCAGACAGAACAACAGTTCCATTGCCCGTTTTGTTTACATTGCCTGCTCCCGAAATGCTTCCAGAAATTGTGTATGTTTGTGCGCCATTTGTGCGGTATTGCATTGTTGCTCCGCTATTTAAAATGAAATTGTTTGGAACAGTTACGGATGAGCTAGTAATTATTTGACAGGGGCCAGAGCAAGTGACATCGCCCGTCCCAAACACATTGCCCGAGGAAAAGGTTATTGTTCCCGCCGCCGCGCTTGAACTATAATTCGTTCCACCAGAATAAGTATTGTTGCCGCCAAGCGTTATTGCTAATGATCCACTTTTTGCTAATGATCCCGATCCGCTAATGACTCCATTTAAAACGGATGCTCCTGTAATTGAGAGTGTTCCTTGATTTATTATTGTTTGCCCTGTGTAATTACAAGTTCCTGATAATGTTAATCCTCCTATTCCATTTTTTACAAGACCGATTGTGCCAGAAATCGCTTGTGAAATGGTGATTGCCGCATAGCACATGAACTGGCGAAACAATGTTGTTGAAGATGTTATTGCGCTTACATTGCTAGTTCCTACTTCTGCCGCACTAGAATCATTTAATTTCATCCTACGATTACATAGAGCGTATTTACATTTGGAGTTACAATTAAGTTGTATCCCGCTAGTGTAATTTGAACCATATTAGTCAATTGTGTTGCACCTGTTAGCCCAGTTATATCAGACAAAACAATATTTGCTGGGGTCGATCCAGTAGCCCCCGTTGCTCCAGCATCACCTTGAATCCCCGTTGAGCCAGTTGCGCCTTGAGTTCCAATACCAGTAGCACCCGTCGCTCCAGTCGAACCATCTAAACCGATATAACCACTTGCTCCTGTAGCTCCTTGAACTCCTGTTGCTCCGTTAATGCCAGTCGCGCCCGTTGCCCCCAAACCTGTAGCTCCAGTGGTTCCAATTACGCCAGTTGCTCCTTGTGGGCCAACCACACCAGTCGCCCCTGTTGTCCCTGCTCCTGTAGCCCCTGTCGCTCCGACTAGCCCAGTGCTTCCTGTAATACCAGTTGCTCCTGTTAATCCTGTGGAGCCAGTCGATCCAGCTCCAGTTGCTCCAGTGATTCCAGTGGCTCCCGTAGCTCCAGTAGGCCCAGTCGCGCCTATCCTTGCGTTCTGTAATGCACAATATGCCCGTTGAGCAGCTTCAGCACTCTGCCTTGCTGCCCGTGCATAAGAGGCTGCGAGTACCGTTGAACCGCTACATGGATCAGAACAAGAATCACTCATTATCGTTTACGATAGATTTTCCACTAATAGATATGGAATCGTCTTTTGGTTGTATCTAGTCATTTCTGAATAGACGAGATTGATGAATCCGTCCCACTGCGGCGGGTAGATCGTTTGGCAGCCCAGCGACGATGTGCTGTTGTATCCTCCCCGATGGATGTTAATAGCGATTCCCATATCATCCCCAATACCGTCTCGCGTGACTGGCAACTCTTCTTTTGGGTTAGAAGGTCGAAGCGCAGGGTAGCCGCCTCCGGGTTTACTAATGCCATGATTCCCTTTACGATACCGATGAATGCCCGTCTTGAGAACCGCGATACCTTTCTTATATACCGTTGGATCAGTGTTTGCATTGAAAGTAGCATGAACAGAAGGAGATAAAAGTATAATCGCATCATCGTAGATACCTCGGTCGTTCTTTCCTTTAACTCCCATAGTATCCATGTAGTACCCACGAATGCCGACCAAAGCAACACGATCAACGATTCCCGATTTGATTACCATCGAGAGCGTCTTCTCCTTTGCTTGCTGCGGTCTGGAGTTTGGAACCATTAGCCTTTACGGATGACGTTGATTAATCCAACAAGTCCTAGTCCTGCGACGATGATAGACTCTTGGAGTTCTGGTTCGATCTTTACCCCAACTGCCGTAGCAATCAGAATAATACCGCGCCATGTTGAGTTCTCGCTAAGTTTTTCGAGTAGTGTATTTAGTAGGTTTTTCATTTTTTAAGTCCTTTGATTTCTGGGAGTTCGTAACAGAATGTACCGTAGTCCGTTTTGAAACATACACTAGGATTTTTAAATCCTGCACACCCCGTTAAGAATGCCATTCCCAAAAAGATAAATGATATTACTATCATTGCTAATACTATTTGTTTTGCGTTCATTTTTTGATTATTTGTTTTGTCATGTAGATGCAAGTTAGGATACCAGCAATGATTGATATCACTCCACCACCAATTCTAATTGACGCTTCTATTTCTGGTAACATACTTACTATAAATCCTGTGGTCGATATGACCGTTCCAAATATTCCATGAGTTGTTGTATTATCGTTCATACGATTAGTTCAGATTGTTTGGAATTACTGCATTGAATCGCGTAGAAGTTACAACCCCGTTTGTATAGATGATATTAGCATATGCAAACAAATATTTGCTGTTATCTGCAACTGGAGTTTGACCAACCCAAGTTCTGCCATCGTTAGTTGTTGATACGCTTACCCACACCCTATCGACATTAAATGGTTGAACTTCCGCTTTCCAAAATTCAACTGAAGATATGGTAAGCGTGGTATCTGGTTGGACATTTAATTGCGGAACTCCACCAACTTTTGAAATCCAAGATGCGGGACGCTTCGGCCAAGTCGTTGCTGTTCCTAAAACATATTTATCTAGCCATAATTTTTCGTTTGGGACATTAAGCGAAACATTGTGATTCTTATTCGCGTCATGCGAGAAGTCCCACGGAACATTTGCTGGAACATTTGCAAAGGTATCGTCAACTCTGTCGTGACCTCCATGATGATCTGCGGAGCCGTTAATTAACAGAATTGGGGCTATGACGCCCTTTGCTTCTATAGATGGATCAATCGCGTTAAGATAGATTTTTTCTCCAGACAACCATGCTGGATATGTGGTTGCAGGCAGTTTGTATTTCCACAAGAGTTTATCGCGGTAATATGTATTCCAGCCATTGCCAAACCAACTCACTACGGCTTTTAGTCGTGTGTCTTGCGCCATGCTCCACGCGATTGTTCCTCCATAGCTATGCCCACGCATTCCAATTTTTGCTGTATTGATCTCTGGTTGCGTTACCATGTATTCAAATGCTCGCCTCATAATGGCACACCAGAGGTATTCAGAGGTCTGCCGAGCATCGCTTATCTGGCTTCCATCCTGCAAAGTCGTGTTAATCGTATATCCGCCTTGTGCCGAGCGGTGGATTCCGTATGCAAGTTGAGGAACTGGATATTCAGTTACTGGTAGTGCATCTGGCCTAGCTCCAGCATAATCGAACCCAAAAGTCGCCCAGCCTGCCGCATTGTAATCTGGATACTCTGATGGATACCCCGTCCAGCCTTGCGCGATGAATAGACATGGGAATCCTCCCGCTGGTGGAGTTGATGTTGGAACGCAATAAAGGCAATAGACTCGGAAGGTAAGACTATTAAAAGTAATGTCGATATACAACTTCCTTTTACGAACCCCACCAGATGTTACATCCTCGATTACCTGCGGATTGAAAGGCCCGTTTCCAACGGCAGTAGCGTCAAACTGCGCGAATGCGAATCCTTGTCTCCAAAGTGAAGATCCGTTAGCGGTAAGTTGGTTGCTGTTAGTCCTGACCCATTGTCCATCTTTGCGATAGGCATACGCTCCGCTAATGGTAGTTGTATTCGGAACAGTCAATCCATTGCCATCTGGGCAATAGATCAGTTCCCCATTGGTCGCAGAGATAGGAAGCCTATCAGTCCCGTATTGATCTATGAGACTTGTGACTGGGGATAATTCTGAACTACCTAATTTGATTGGCATGACTAGAGTAGTTCTAATTCAGCTTCCTCTTTTGATTCAAACCATTTCCACCCGTCCTTCGGATATGTCTCTTGGTCTTTGTTCTCGCGGGACAATGTGAAATCGGGGTGATATACAAAGTTTGCCGCAAACAATAGTTCCTCTCCATCTAACTTGTAGAATCCAGATGTGTCTTCCATAAAATTAAACAGTTACAGTCCAGCCTTTAGCTGTAGCGATTGCGGGATTGTGAGTTGCGGTTCCAAAGTTGCCTGTTACAGTGATTGTCTTTCCAGTTCCAGTTGCAGAGAGCGCGGTGTAGATCGCATTAAGTTCTGTCCCAGAAAGCATACAATTTGCAAAGCTAGTGCTTGCATTGATACCAGTAAAGCCAGCGGATTTAAGTGAGTTACAACCAGAGCAAAGTGATGTTGCGGTTGCTCCAGATGGGATGTTTACAGTTCCAATAGATGGCAACGCATAGCAGTTCTCAAACATAGCGTTTACGCTAGTAGCGGCTGGAATAGAAAGCGTTGTGATATTCGTCTTCCGTAAATTCAAGCATTCTCTAACCAAATTTGTTCCGGTCACAAGATTAGTTAAAGTCCAGTTTCCGATTGCTAGTTCTGAAAGAGCATTACAAGCATTGAAAGCATTGTTCAGAGTGGTTACATTCACCATGTTCCATGAAGATACATCAATTCTCGCTAGACTCACACAATCAAAAGCAAAGAATGCAAAGCTAGTGCAAGCTCCAGTATTCCATCCAGCACATCGAACTTCCAAAAGTGCTTTGCATGACCTAAACATATTCCCCATGTTTGTTACTGCCGCCGTGTTCCATGTTGAGCCATCCATAACCTGAATTGATTGGCAACTAAAGAACATTGAATCAAAGCTGGTTATTGCTGTCGTGATCCATTGAGCAGAATTGATTTCGCGGAGTGCTGTGCAGTTGTAGAACATTGATGCGGCACTTGTTATGTTTCCCCATGAAGCAATATTTACCCTTTCAAGGAAAGCGTGTCGGACGGGTGCGCCTCCGATGAACAACCTTTGACCAGTCAAAAGGTTTGGGAGATTAATGTTCATATCTAGCCAACCCGTGCTGTAAGATTGCAGCCCGCTAGTTGCTGTATATTTTTCGGCTAAAAATACCTGCGTAAAGCTGCTGCCAACTGGTGGAGTTATGGTTACAATAGCCTGCCTGTATCCTCCAGAAGTGATCGTTGCCGCCGAGACATTGTTCCAATCGTAATTGTGATTTATGATCGCATTGCTTGCGGCAGATTCTACAACTCCATCACCCCAATCAATCGTGTAGTTAGCTCCGCTTAATGTAGAAGCCCTTACTGTGGCGAAGTTGGTCGTATTATTAAATACTGCATGAAGACCTTTTACAGTCCCAGATGCGGCAGATGGCAATGTCAACCAATCCGTAGGGCGCGTCCAAGTGGATGCATCACTTTGGAATAGCGGAGTCGTTCCCTGATACGCTTTAATGTAGGTAGCCATTATGTTTTAATGAAGTAAATGGTATTGGGGTCTTTTGGCGAAATCGCATCGTATTCAGCTTGAGTCAATGCACGAAGAACATTTACTGGAGTTACATCAGTAAGATTGTTCTGAACCACATTAGCAGGTATTGTTCCTGTCGCACCTGTTGCGCCTGCAATTCCAGTTGCTCCAGCAACGCCAGTTGCGCCTTGAGGCCCAAGCTGGTTATACATCACTTGCATTACTGTGATGATTACTGATGGGATATTGGGTGCTGGTGCAACTGCCGTGTTGTGGTCGATGCTGATATTGGTATTATCAGTTGACCACATTATTTGGAAGTAATCTCCAGCAGAGAAGTTATCCATGAAGTCCCAAGCAGGAACTACATAAGGATTGTTTGTTGGGACTGAAATTCTAGTAGCAGATTCTGGAATATCAACCCCGTTTTTGCGGAACCAGATTTGCACTGTGTTACCAGAACCTCCACCACCATTATTATGAAATTGTGCAGAGAACTGAATGTCGTATGTTCCCGTCGAAGTAAAAGTAATTTGTGATCCACTAACCACAGAGATTCCATTCTGCCCAACAATATTATTAACAGTCATTGCATATGCAGTATTAATGGCAACGGCAGTTTGATCTACATTGCTAAAATATGATCCGTAAAAACCAGATGCACCACCAGCACCAGCAGGGCCAGTTGAACCAGTTGCGCCAATACCAGTAGCACCTGTTGCGCCAGTCGAACCGTCATTTCCAGCAACACCCGTAGCCCCTGTCGCGCCAGTGGCTCCAATCCCTGTAGCACCCGTGCTACCAGATGCTCCAGTTGCTCCAGTTGGGCCTCCAGATGGGCCTGTGGCTCCTGTAGAGCCGATAGACCCTGAGCCAACGAAGTCTAGTTTACCAGTGAAGGGATTGAATGTAAGGGCCATATTTTATGGGTAGGCTACAGTTACACCAGTCAGATTCGCGTCATTAGTTGTCGGAGGCTGAACGGCGTAAGTGAGGGTTAGTGTTGCTACAACATCTCCAGCGTTAAGATACTGGACTGTTGCAATATTATTTGTAGAACCGTAGTAAGTAATGTCAATTTGATCGTAGGCAGGAATATCAAATCCTGCGATCTGTTTTATAGACTCGTAGATATTAAAGTTCTGCTGATCTGGAGTTAAATCAACAAAGCAGGGTTGTGATAGTGCTGGAGTAGCCATAGGATTGTTATCGTTAACGATAATTAGGTAACAATAAGCGCAGCAGCAACAGCTTCGTTAAGAACAAAAAGTTGTTGGTCTTCTGTCTTTTGAACAAAACAATTTTCACTTACAGGCGTAAGTCCACCGATTGTAGCAAAGGCCAGATAAAATTGATAAAGCCTAGAGGCATCGCTGGCTGCATCAAAGCAACCGAAAGAAATTGGAGTAATGCCAGCCGCCGCCGAAACCGTAATCAGAAGTGGATAGAATTTATTGTGGTAAGGTAAAGATGTAAAGCAAGCCATAGTTTTAGAAAAGGTTATGGGCAGGGAGGGTTAAAGACCTCCCCACCCAATAATGGGGAATGGGTTAGTAGTAGATACCAACAACGTAGGCGTTCACATAAAGTGCGCCAACACGTCCAGCGGTATCTGCACCAGAAGCAACGTCAGCACCAGCGTTTGCGTAGGTGAACTCAGTTGCGCTAGTAACGATGATTTCAGCTTGAACGTCATTGAACGTAGTATCGGTCATGCTGGCAATCGTGATGACATCGCCCGTGGAGAACCCATGAGCAGCGGCAGTAACGATTGTAGCAACACCAGAAGTACGGGAACGAGTTGCGGTAGCTTGACCAGCACCCACAGTGCTTTTCAGCAAGCGGAGTTTGCTAGTGCCAGTGATAACGTAAGGGTTAGCGGCAATCGCAAGTGGATTGTAGCGGCCTTGGTTATCAAGAGCGTCAGTGATGGTCAGCGAGGCTGTGATGTTTTCGCCAGTGGTTCCGTTGTCAACGATCACAATTGGATCGGTGGCAGTGGTTCCGCGAGCGTAGGCAGTCTCCAGAACGATGCTAGTTGGAAAGAACTTTGTGTCTTGGTCGTTGAGAACCAAGAGATCAGCGTCTCCAGCAGCGAGGAGGTTAACGGCAACCGGGCCAAACAAGTTAACGCGGTCGTATGCGAGTGGTCGTGAATTAGACATATTATATTTTATTTAAGGTTATGGGGAGAGGCTTGAATAAGCCCCTCCCCTATTTAACTTAGGAAGGCACAACGATGTCACCTACACCAGCGCAGCTATAGCAATCCTGATTGTTCTCAGGAACGATATAGGTCTGCACTTCGCAGCAGGAACCGTAGAGGTTCTTGCTCTGTGGAAGGCGATGCAAGAAGGTGTGCATGATGGTTGGGTCTTTGACCTGTGCGGCAAGACGGAACTGGGCTTGATAGAAGCCCGATTTACGCCAGCGGTTGCACTCCCAATCTGGGTTCTTCCATTCCCAATCACCAGCGTAATTCTGGGTCATTTGTTGGGCTTGGCCGTAACCAGACGAAGAAGGCATCGTCCACTTGCACATAGCTTTGTTAACCATAGCAACCGAGATGCCGAAGTCGGCAGTGCGGTAAGCGCGGTTAGGAACATAAGCACAACCTTGCTCAAGGACAACTTTCACATAACGAGGTACGCGAACGAGTTTAGCCCATGTTGCAGGATCAGCTTCGTTGAAAGCTGGAAGTGAAGCGTTGAATGCCGTGTCAGCGTTGAAACGAGCGGCGTTGATGTCGTAACCGAAGGCGTAGTCGCCGATGATACGATTGATGCCGAGCTTCAAGCGGGTAAGACGCTCATCGAAATCAGTGTTTGCATCCCAGTAACCGTTGTTGCGTTTCGCTTGGAAGTAAAGCGCACGTCCAACTTGTGGGTCAGGGATAACGATGTCGAGAAGGGGTTGACCAGTTGCGTCTTGGAGATCAAGGCGGAAAGCGTCATCTTCGTCTTGGAGGTCAACGAGTGCATCGTCGAGCATATCAAGCGAGAGGTAAGCGATTTTGCCAAGGTCAGCAGGAGCGATCTTAACGCGAATAGCGCAGAGGTCATAACCAGCTTCGTTATTGATGGTGTGTTCGGGAACGAACCATGCGCCATCGTCAACGAGGCCGCAATAAGTTCCGTCTTCCGTAGTGATACCCATCCATTTGTGTCCAGAACCACCGATGTAGTTGGAACGAAGGAACTCTTCGTGAACATTCTTGGTGATACGAGCATTCGACTCTTCAAACTGAAGAATCTCTTCAGCAGGGAACAAGCGATAGAGCAAGCTCTCAACGCAAATCCAGTCAGTGGTCATTTCCTTACGGAGCAACTCGAAAGTATAGGACTCAGTGCCGGGGCGTTGAATCACTTCGGGTTTGCTGTCGCAAGAATCAGTCTCGCAGTAGGTGTCTGTGATCTGACGGAAAGGGCTGCAAGGATCGTGGAACCCACGTCCAAAGCGGAATGCTTTCTGTTCAGTTGTGTGGTTAAGAGGCCATGCTTGCTCCTCGAAACGTGTGAAGTATGCGCTGTTAGTGACGAGTTTCTTCACATAAAGGTCGTTGAAATATTCGCGGCCCTCACGGAAGAAAGAATCAATTTCAGCACAGCTATTGAAGTATAGTTGATCTGACATTTTGTTTTATATGTTTGGTTTAGTTGGTTTTGTTGTTGCACCCATGACAAGTCCGAAGAATGCCAAAGCGAGTGCTTCGTTTTTCTTCGGCTGGATTCAACCCCGAATCTCTCTTGCGAGAGCAGTCCAGAAACATCTTTTCATGCGAGTGATGTTACTCGCCAGTCCGGGTGAGACTGAATCCCTAATATTATCGTTAACGATAATCTCGGATATCCCGTTTGATTGAAAGATAGAAACATTATATTTGTTGTCAAGAGAAAAAATAAAAAGGTGGAAGATTTTTTACGTCTTCCACCTTTCCACTGTTACGGATTATTGGGCTATGCAGTGCGCGGCCCGAATCGTGCCAACTTAGCCGCCAGTCCCTCCGACATACTCATCCGTTGTGATGGAGAATCAGAAGTCTTTGGCGAAGCAGAAATGCGAGATGATCCCTTGAGTTGTTCGATGTACTCGTTCTTCTCTTTTACCATTTGTTGGTAGGCTTTAATCTGGGCTTGCAGCTTTTGGTATGTGCGCCCTTGGTGAATGAGTCTATTCATATCCTCTACGGACGCTTCCTCATTCGATTGTTGGGTGGCTGAAAGAGCAATCGCTTCATCCCGGCTAAGGTCATACTTAATTCCCTTTTCCTTCATGTACTCAGATACTTCATCTGGTACTGATGTTGCGCTGTCGATTTCTTGCTGTGTATTTTTATAACTATCGCGCCATGTATTAAGGAACTTATTACGCCCCTCTTGCTCACGTTGCTTAGACGTTTCGATTATGGTCTTTTTAGTCTCTTCAAAGTTGGCAAGGGCGGCATTGTGGCTTTTTGCGGCTTTGATGAAGTTGTTGACTTGCTCTGCGAATTGGTACTGCTTGAATTGCGAGAGTGAGTTTGTGATTTCGTCGAACGCTTGATCCCTGTCCGATTCCGCAGCTTGCCTGTCCGCTTCTGTTTGGGAATTGTAAATAGCGGCGTTTGCGTTGACAGCACGGGAGAAGGTTGAAACAAGCGTTGGATCATTGCCCAGCAACTGCCTCGCAGATTCGTAAGTGCTTTTAAGAGGTTCAACATAGTTCCTTTGGAAGTCGGGGTTGCTGGAGATGTCGTGAAAGTCCAATTTACTACGGAGTTCTTGGATTTGCTTTGACAAGGCGTGTTCAACGTCGAGCTTTTCTTGGTTGGCTTTGTTGAGTTGTTCTTGGTAGTGGTTTGTTTCCTTTGTTGATGTTGATTCGGAAACGAGCCGCTCAAGTTCTTGGATTTTGGTTTCAAACTTTGGAACTTCGTCGCGCTTGTACTTTTCAAGTTCTTCTTTGAGTTTGCGGTTCTCTTCGATTTGCCTTTCAACAAACCCTTTTTTCTTGCCCGATCTTTCAGACGTAATGTCTGCTTCGGTGATTCCTGTTTGTTCTTCATAAGAAGGTTCTTCTTCATTGTGCTTTTTAAGACCCAGCATTGGATCACCAACATTGGTTGCACTGGGCTTACCTTCGTCGGATTGTTGTTGACTGAACTTCTTTAGAAAGTCAGATGTGTTTCCCTTAATAGGAACTTGGGGTTTAGCCTGTAGTTCCTTGATTACTGCTGCTGTGTCGGTTGTTTCTGCCATAAATTAGTTTTCGTCGAGGTCTGGGTCAATTGAGCTATCTTTTGTCTCTTTATTTCTTGGAGAAGACTTTGCTTTTTTGAATGCTCCTTGTTCCTCTGTTCCAATAGCATCAATAGTTTTGATTGCATGAATCAGTGTGGTTACTCCTTCTGGTGGGGTTACGTTTAGCAGTAGGTATGCTTGTAGTTTGTTCCAATCTTCGTGTGCTGTAATCGCAGCGCATAGTGATTTTACTTTTTCTGTGGTCATTGTTGCATTGGTGTTATGTTATTCTCCATCTCAACCTCTTCGGTTACTTCTGGAGTTTCAACTTCTTCGGTTTCTGTCTCCTCTGGCTCTTCTTCTTCCATCTCTACCTCTTCTTTCATTGGCTTCTTTGCCGTCATCTTTGCCTTTTCCTTTTGGATTTCTTGACGGGCCTTTGCTTTCTGTAGGGCGAGTTGTGTAATACCTTGCTCCTTGCGTTGCTCTGTGCGTTGAGCGTGACTGATAGCAGCCTTGCCAACGGAGATGTCCGCAAGTTTCTTCTTGGTGTCGATCTCGATACCAGATTTGGCAGCGAGGTACTGGAGCTTGAGTTCTTCTTCCGAAGATTGTTTGCCTTGTTGGGTTTGTGCCATCTCTTGGTATACGCCAGCGATTTCGTCTGCTGCACCTTGAGCCTGTTGCATTCCTTGCATGAATTGTTTGAGGAAATCTTGTTTGGATGGGTCTTTCTCAATAAATCCAACGTGCGCCATGATATGACCACCTTTGAATTGGATAGAACGCACCGCTTTAGCTAGTTCAGTAAGCTCTGGTTGACCAGCTTGGATCATCTGCATATTCGTTTGAATCTGCATCATCATATCCTGCAAGTGACCAGTAACGTGTTCGATATGTGGATCAGTTGGTAGTACTGGGAAGTTAGCTGGGTTAACGAATACATCAGTCATTCCAGCGTTCTCAAACCCAATGATTCGCATTGTATCATCAATCTTACTTGGCTTCGTGTTACGATACCTAGCTACGTTGTCGCGCCCAGAGAGTGCGGCAATAGCATCCTTAACAGCGTTCTCTTGACCTTCGTTTGCTGGGGTGATAGCTGTGATCTGCAATAGCTTCTCAGCGGTGATGAGCTTGAAGCTAGGGCTACCAGCACCATTGATAAGGTTGGAACGGATACTCGTGATGTTCTTCCAAGAGGCAGCTTCTTTAGGCGTTCCCAGTTCTTCAAGGATTTCGTAGAACTTCTTAACGTATTCATACCCATCGTCACTGGACTTACAGTTTACAAATCTCTTGTAGAGTTGTTTGAAGAATAATGTTTGGCACTCATTGAATCGACGAATCTGAGTTCCAGATAGTTTGGCGGACTCAGCGGCATCTAATTCTGCTTCACCTTTGGTTCGTTGTTTTCCCCCGCTCGTAGGAGCGTTGATACGGTACTGACCCATCCCACGATAGAGATCACCCATGAAGAACTGCATGAATCCCATACTCTCTGCTACTGGGAGTTGGAAGCGGTTCTGGATGAACTTCGCTCCATCTGGCATCACAGAGATTGGTAGCCACTCCATCTGTTTAAGCATCTTGGTAGAGTCTGGCCCTTGGCCTTCGATCATCAGCATCGAATTAAGTCGAACAGCATCAACCAATCCGTTCATTGTGAAGTCATACTGCCGGCAAGCAACGAATGCCGATTCCGCTTGGCTCTTGATGTCTTGGAAAAGACCAGAACCAACTGAATCAGTAAGCATATAAAGAATCTCATCCCATGAGTTATATGCACCGATCTTCAGCATCATAAATCCATGCTCACTACGAACATCGTCTTCACTCAGTTTACCAGAACCCTTAATGTTAGAGTTGATATACTGCGCGATAGGTTGGTAGTCCTGTAAGATGATTGCTTTCGAGATCGTGCCATCGAACTCTCTCCAGTATACTTCATAGAGATCAATCTTCTGGTTTACCGAAAGACTCCAGTTGAATCCAGACTCGCTGATTGTACGGAAAAAGTCTTCGCGTGTTTTACGATGGTTACTGAAGGCGCGATGGAATCGGATAGCATCAATAGCTGCATCCACGTTCCAGCCCATTGCTTCAGCGGCTTTGCGGTTCTCAATCTTTTTGTACAACTCGTAAGGAGTTAGGCGGACACGGCGCACAAATTCCTCAAGGTTACAAAAGTCGATACGAATATCATCTGGGAAGAGAAGGTCAGAAAGGAAAACGTGTTCTGGCATCCATCCCATAGGACTATCCCACATTCCGATACCTTTTCCGTACAGAAGCATTTCCTCTAGGTCTTGTTCTGTGTTGTAGAGGTAGCCGGGCCATTCGCGGATTGCTTGGTCAAATGCCGTTGAGATATTCTCAGAGTTCACTAGACGTTCTTTTTCGTTGCCGAACTTAGTCTTGATCGTGCAACAAGCCTGACGCTCCGTAATGACATCGTAGTAACTAGCCTTCTGGTTATCTACGATAAATCCTAGTTGTCCGTAGTTAACGTCCGATTGCCAAGGTAGTTTCTTTTCAGCAATCTTGCTGTACCCTGTAGGTGGGAACAT